GAGTGTTTTCCAACGGCTCTTGTTTATTTTCTAAAGTAGGTGTTGCTGAGTTACTACCCATTACAACCGCACTACCCTCAACTATCTTTGCTTGTGTTACTACCCAAAAATAACCTCTTTCGTCAGCTACTTCTTTATTGGCAATAACTGAATAGTATTTATCCCAAATATCTTTATGTTCTTTATCCCAATCCGCCTCTGAATTAATCGCTAACTCTAAATCGACATAACGCATTCCTACCGAATGATTTTTAACCCAACCGTTAGCATATTGCTTAAGCATAAAACCATTACGTAAACGGTCAATAGTACTTTCAAATATTAATGCTTCAGTACTTCCGTTGTAAGGCAATCCTAATTGTTTCCACGTCATTGATGCCACAGAACCTTTAGCGTTATCCGTTATTACTTTATCAAAATCTCTTTGATGCTCTTGTAAGTGTAGAAACGTTTTGTTGTCAGCTACTGATTTATTCCAAATACCGTTAATGTGTACATCGCCATGACTATCTAAAAAGTTAGTTGTATTGATAACCACTTTAACATTTAGCGTATCAGGTAAGTCAGCACTTGCAATAGCTTTGTTCTCTGAATTTTTAGATACTGTTTCGATATAACCATAACTAACTGCATCCGCATTTTTAGTAACTGACTTTTTTAGCGATACTAATTCTTTTTTATTCTCGGCTAACGCTTTGAATAACTCCTCTTTTGTAGGGAACTCCTTATCTGGAAACTCAATTGCTTTTATCATTTGTTCACTTGTTTATCGTTAGTAATGATGTTTTTTTTATCTTTTAATGACTTTTTTAACGTCGGATCAATATTTTTCTTATCCAACTGCTTATTTATTTCGGTTAATGTTAATTTTGTTCCCATTATAAGTTTAATTTAAGCATTAAGTCATTAGTTTTTTGCAATGCTATCGGTTGTGTGATTGTCCCGTTTTCTAAAGCTATTTTAATAGTTTCTTGCCATGATTTAAGCGTTGCTATCTTTTCATTAATTATAGACTGCATAATTGGCAAATGGTCATAACTTGCTATTAATCTTTCGCCACGTTCAAACAATCCAAACGCTTGGCTTAAACTATTCATAGTATTATCAGCAGTATTTTGGATTGAATTCTGAATGTATTTAATCATTCCCTTTTCTTGGTTCTCAAATGTGCTATCTTTTGCAAAGTAATTAAGAACGTCTTTATTTTGTCCAAAAGCTAAAAGGCATTTGTTAGCATCATCTGCAAATTGCTCATCTAAATACAAGTTTTTCATATTACTAACTAAATGCGTAACATCGATGTTAGCATTAGTAATAACCATATTTTGGCTATCTAATTTATGTTCTATGTCAGTACGGTCTTTCGGTTGTATTTGCGCTTCATTTCCAGTACTTTCGTTTTTAGTCAAGTACTTCTTTGACATTTGTAAATTGATGTTCTTACTTGAAAGATTTTCCTCGATATTACATAATACCTTATGAATAGCTTTTACTCTACTTGGCGATTGAAAAAACGTATTATTAATAAGTCCGTTAGCTAAATCGTAAGTTGGTATTAAATCCTTAATAGGAATTTTATAAGTGGTTTGGTCAAGAGTATATTTTATTTCTCTTTTTTCAAAGGCGTTTTTATCCAATAACGTAGCTATGAACTTATTAATTTTATAAGTTTCGTTTAAATCAATTTCGCTAGGTATTAGATTGTAAAGTGCTTTTGGCACTTCATTAGTAGATACTTTCTTTTGATATATATAATCAGTACCAGCAGTCGATAAAAATACCATTTGCTGATAAAAGAAATCCTCTTTAGATTGAAAGTAGTTTGGTGTTGATAGTAATTTTAAGTAAGGACTATTGGTTATTTCTTTACCGTTTTTATCAACGTGCATGATTTTCATTTGAGAATATAAATCTGCACGTAAAGAAACAATAGTATTTAATACTGGATTTGTGAAGTATAAATCTAAATACTTACCATTGTCGGTAAAGCCATTGCCGTCTAAGTAACGATAAGTAAACGTTCCCTCTCGGTTACGCTCAACTCTATACAACTCCTTACCAAATAGACTGAATGACTTTACTACCATAATTTAATCTATGTTTCACAACATTAATTACCAAGCAAATATATAAATTTTATTTACAATAAATACAAATAAGATAATTTTTTTTTATTATGTTAAATATCTTGTTCTTGCGTACCAACTTGAAACGTACTTACACCCATCAATTGCGTGGTCATCGCCCTGCTCGGGTTCGTCTAATTGTACACCTTGAACAACGCGCCAAGAATGATTTTCATATTCACGCTCTAAATTAATAGAATTTTTAGTATAGTGTACTATTTTCTTTTGCAATAGTTCAATTCCACTTACTACGCTACCTTTGCCTTTTAATGCAAATATTACATTGTAACCACTGTTCTTTAGCTTATTGCCCTCTGTTTTATTAATGTCGTTTGAACTATCAACTATCAGCTCCTTATTTTTATCTATTCCTAAATTATGAAGCTCATCGGATAAAGTACCGCTCATTTCGTTCATTGGCTTATATAATAACTCTTTAAAGAAAAACGTTTGATCGCCATCGAATTTCATTTCTACTAAAGTGGTCGGAGCGGATAAACCAAAATCCATTCCGTAAAAACTAGAGTAAGGTAAATCATCGAATAACTTATCATCTATAATTTGCCAGTTCTTGAAAATACGATTTGGCTTTTCGGCTTTTAATCCTAAACCGTAAACAGTCCAAAGGTAATCCGATGCAGTACCTTGTTCAATGTTGTATGTAGTTGGTTCGTAGGATAGTATTTTTTTCTTTTGCTCTGCTGGACAAAAAGGATTGTCTCTGAAAGTAGAATGTAATACTATTGCGTTATCTTGCTTTATTAAATTATCACTCCACATTTTACCAATAGGATTGTAGTCTAAAAAAACAGTGCCACTACAACGCATATCTAATTGATTGAACACTTCTAAAGGCACTTTGTATATTTCATTAAACCAAAGATAGTCGGAATGATAACCATGTACTTTTAATTCGTCATCTGTTCCCTCGATGTAGATTGTAGAACCATTAGGAAACGATAAAGTACTTTCGGTTTTATTGTATTTAACACTATCCCAATTCTCTAAAGTAGGATAGTATTTAAGCATATCTTGTAGAACAGTATCTTTGCAATCTTTTTTAGTATTACGGAATACTGCTAATTTAGTTCGTGGTTTAGTCCATGCTAATAACCAAAAAATTTGGATTATTGAAAACGTCTTTGATGAACGAGAAGAACCGCTGTTTATAATGTATTTATATTTTTGGCTATTTAATGTGCTCCAGTTCTTTTCAAATACTGGTGTTGCACTAATCTTCATCGTTTTTAATTATTTCAATTTGGATTGTTGAGGGTACTTGTTTTATAGCTTCTCCGCCCGAAGTAATATCTGTTTGTTGGTTAGCTCTACCCTCTGTACGGTCTGTAATTTCTTTTAAATAATTCAATTCGGCTTGTGCTTCTATAACGGCTTTATGTGCTAAATCTTGAGCCATTGTGTCGGGTTTGAAATCTTTGAAATTCGACAAGTCTAATCTTATTAAATGATTATACCAATAGCTAATAGAGGTTTCCTTAGACCATCTACCATTAGCTCTATTTTGTGGATTATCAGCAAAACCGCCTTTACCCTCTGGATTATTTATATCCCCCTCTTTTGGCATAATTAATTTATCTTACTTTGTAGTTAACTATTTTTTTATAATGGTCGAGTATTATCTCAATACTTCTTTATAATGGTATTAGCCATAACCATAATTCATTACTTTATCTCTACAATTTCAAAATAATTTTTAAAAGAACTACCTAAAGATTTTTCCATTTCGTCATAACGTTTTTTTGTTACTTCAAATTTCTCGTTTAATTTACGTTGTCTTTTAACCGTACTGTCTAGTATTACTTTTTTAGTGTTTAGCGTTATTGTCTTTGCCATAATTTATAAAATTAATCCAACTTTGCTCGCTTCCTATTTCTTTAAAGTCGGTTATAGCTGGTATGTTATTAGTAATCGTTTTTAAGTCTATTCCTTTTAAATCAAACGGAACAATGTAACCATTAACTCCGTTTTGTATTTGTTCGTTTCCACTTGCAAAAGGCGTAATAATACAAGGTGTTTTAACTTGTAACGCTTCGTAAACTGAATAAGCAAATCCCTCTGTGTCTGATAGCTGAACTAAATAATCCGCTTTATTAATTTCCGGAAACGGATTTCTAATTACACCATTGAATTTTACCTTTGTATTTCGGAATTTCTTAACTATGCTATTGTTATAATCATTGTTTAAGTTCCCGTAAACGTTCCAAATATACGGAATTTTATTTAATTCCAATAATTCAGCAAATTTTAACATTCTGTCAAATCCTTTTTCTCCACTTAAACGACTAACTGTAATTAATGTTAATACTTTGTTTTTTTGCTTTGGATCTAGCTTAATTGAAGTATCGAGTAAATTGTAAATAATAGCGTCTATTTTATAAGGTGTTGCTATTTCAAACGCTTTTTTAACAAGTTCTCCAACTGCTACATGATGTGTGACTTTAGGATGTTTGGTATACTTAAAATTCCAATTAGCGATTACGTGTGTATAATCAGCGTGTATTATTTGAATTACTTTTTTAGCTTTTATATAATCAAAAGGCGATTCTCCCCAAGCAGTAGAGCAAATAAATACATCGGCTGTGTGTATTTTAGATTTATCAAGTCTTTGTATTTTTACAAATTCTGACATTTCAAATAACAAACTGTTTTTATCGCAACTATCAAACATTAATGTAATTTCATAATGTTTATTCATACGCTTGCAGAAGTTTTCAACGAAGCGTTCTACTCCACCAATTGAATTGTAGTTAGATATGTAAATTGTTAATTTCAATTCACCCCTAAAGTTTTTAACTGTAATATGTTTTTAATCATTTCAAAGATTGAGTTGTTTAGTTCTAATATAAATTCATTTCCGTTTATTACAACTCCCATAAATTCGTTATCTATGATATAAACACCATCAACTACGTTTTCGTTAAAATAAAATTCTCGTAAACCTTGTTCTTCATCCTCTTGAACTAATACTTTTCCTTTTATCATAACATTTTACTTTAAGCAAATGTACAAAAAATATTTCAAATAAATAAAAAAGCCCCAATATTTTATTATCGGAGCTTGGTGGTTAGTTTTTAACTTAGTATTATATCGTTGATTTGTTTTTTGATTTCTTCTAAAATATCTTCGTCTAAATCATCTAAAATATCAAAACCTCTTCTACGTCTTAATGCGTCTAAAATCATTTCTGCTTTATCTTCCATATTTCTGTTTTTAATTAATTTCCTAATTCGTAATATTCTTTGACTTCTATTTGGTTGATGTCCGTTTCAATACTAATAATAGTACAATCGGGATATAACGTTTTAAATTTCTTTTCGGCTTCGATGTAATCAGTTCCGAATGATTGCGCTTTGTTCTTACGCCCTTTGTGGTCTTTGTAGTTGATTGTGAATTTCATAGTTTTAAATTAAGTGATTCTTTTAAGTCGTTAAACGTGTATTTTTTTCTTTTATCTATTCTTACTTCTAATTTTTCATTAATCGCATCCCGAATAAACTTACTAACGTTTACTTTGTTCTTTCGTAATTGTTCTAATTGATTCTTTTGAAAATCATCAGTAGTGAATGTTTGTGTTTTATTGTAAATTCTCATATTTTATAATATTTTGCGATGAATAATATTATTTTTTTAGGTGATAGCGATTAGTTATGGTTAATGCTACGATTTCGTTTCTAAAGAACGTATCTTTAGCATAGTATCTGCAATTCGATAACAAGTAATTGATATTTGTTCATCAGCTTCGCCCATACTTGCGCATTTTAAATCTTGCAATACCATTCCGATATTTGGTTGTGATAACAATGCTTGTAACGCTAATCCAGCGAAATTATCTCTTAATGTAACACAATCTTCTAATCTTGCTTCACTTGCGTAAACTCCATCAGGATTTGACATTCTTGGATTACTTGGTTTTTCTAAATTCGTTTCCATAATAATATTTAGTTTTATGAACCGCACTAACCATAACAAGTGTTTGGCAAAAAAGCGGGTTCGGTTATTAATTTATAATCTGTTTTGTGTCTTTATAATTTAGGCTTAATCGAAGTTTTAGGCTTGTTTATCCGCTTCTTCGCCAAGCACTCGGACGTTAGCAGCTATTTAAAAGACGTTTTGTGTATAACGACATCATTTATCTGAATAGGGAATTTTAAACGTGCTAAAGTGTGGTATTTCAAGTTTTCACATTCACAACACTTTTTTAAGTTTCCGTACGTTTCTATTCTTTCGCCTTGAATAAATACTATTATTGACTGTCTTTGCATAGCTAATTATTTATGTACACATTCATTTTTTTTAGAAAGTTCATATAATTCATCTCTTAATCTACTACTCATTCCTCCCCATAAAAGTGAATTTCCTTTTATTAACAATTCAGCATATTTAGCATACGCATTACAAACATCGTATTTTCCATTTGATAAACCACCAGTAAACCAATAACTATAATTATGTAAATGATGACCTATAAATTCAGTTTGTTCTTGTCTTATTTCATTAGCTACTCCAGAAACTTCTGCTAACCATCTTATTATTTTCATTTTTTTAAATTTATTTTAATTATGTAATTATCTAATTTTTTATAAACTTCATATTCAAAAGTCCATCTTAATTTTCTCATCAATGTAAAACAACTATCGTGATGTTCTAACATTATCAATAAAAAATAATCATTTCTATCTATTATCGTTTTGATGCCAAAATTATCACAAATAACGCTTTCTAATTGTTTGTTAGAAAGCGTTAAGGTATTTTTATACTCAGTTAATTGATACATCTGTATAGTTGCAATCATTTATGTTTATTCCTTTTGTAGCCAAACATCTAATTCTAAACTCTTGATTTGTTTCTAACGAATTTTTCCAACAACTAAAGAAAAAACTAACTTTTTTAAAACCTTTGTTATTAGTTAATTTTTTAGGATTTTTAAGACTTACGCTAAAAGAAGCCTTAACTTCTTTCGTAACTTCAACGGAAATATAATCCTCATAATCTTTCATATAAAATTCAATGTTGTCTGTTTTTACTTTTAAAATTTCTTCTCCAGCGTTGTAAATTCCTTCTGTTTTTTTAGCTTGAATTGAGTAAATTTTAGCGTTTGTTTCTGATTTAAAAATAATTGTTGCCATAATTTCTATTTTTTAGTGATTAATTATATACAAATATACAACTTATTTTGTAACTATCTAATAAAATTACAACTATTTTTAAAATAAATGTAAAATAAATAAACAGCTACTAACAACGTGTATAGTAAATGCGGGTTTAAGGCTAAATTTAAAGGTCGGTTTATATCAGTAAAATCATTCTTAAACTGAAATACAAGGCTTATTTATCCCGCACTTCCCATACACGCAACCGTTATGTGCAAGGCTACGAAACTGCTATTATTGAACATTTGCAGTAAGAACCATACCATATTCATTATTTTTATTTTCAATAATTAAGCCTTGTTTTTTTATTAGTCTATTCTTTTCAAATGGCTTATAATTTACTTCGTGATGCCATCTTTCATACCTCCAAACTTTTTTAACTACGTCAGGGTGTTGTTCAATTAAGCTATCAACGAAATCGCTTCTTAAATCTCCAGTTGTATAAATAGGAGTATTACCACCTTTAGTTACCATCGTAGCATCTTTATCACCTGAAAAAGCATTAAAATTTAATGTGCAATATCCATCTTTCAGCATACGCAAACAAATATCTGTATCATCATTAAATACACCTCTCCATTGATAAGGTAATTCGTTATTTACTAAACTCATTGAGTAAACCCTGCTGTTGATAAAATATGGTGGTCTGCCATCAGGTATTGCATAGTTCATATAATTCATTCCAGCCATTGCAACATTTGTATATCTATCTACAAAGTCCTCAACACATCTAAATACTACAGGAGATAATACTTTGTTGCGTTTATTATTATTCATTCTATAAAACGCTTTTATATTATCGTCTAATTGCCAATGTCTTTTATGTCCTTCTGAAATTGAATGTTCTTTTATCCAATTTCTAACAGTAACTAACATTGAATGGTCTGTCGGTTTTGAAAATGGCAAAACTAAAATATATTCTTTTGGTAGTATACTTAAATATAATTGTTCTTCTTGTGGCTCAATCACAACTTTAAATTCAGCTCCCATTTGTAACAATGCTTTTACTGTTTTTCGGCTTTCAAACCTACCTTTAGTTGGTATGTAAATTGGATATTTATTTTTCATTTTCTACAATATAAATATTTTCAGAAGGTCTTGAATCTAAAGGAAACCAAGCATTATATTCATTCTTTTTTTTTTTGTTTTCCATCAAAAACTCTTTTATCATTATACAGTTTTGATTTTACCGTTTCCATAAATAAATCAAAATCTTCTTTATTTCTAAATTTGAATGTTGCTGTTATTTCAGGAGGTACAGGTTTGCTATTATTATATTCAGGCATCCCAATCCATTCATCATTCCAATCGTGTTTCTTTTCTTCTTGTGTTCCAAATAAATCTACCATATTTTTATAATTTAAAGTTTAACATCCTACTAAATAACCGCCCAGCCACTAACACGTGCTATACAATATGGCGGCTGACGTACTTCGATTAAACATTTTTACTTAATTCAACTTAGGTGCTTCGTATTGGGCTTTCTGCTGAAAATCCGCCACATCGTATAGCTTTTCCGTTAATACAATTCTATTTTGTAAATCAATTCTAAATAGCCACTAGGTACAAAATGCCTACCACCGTACAAATAATTTAGATCCGTTCTTGCAATTACATTCCCACGTACTCCAATACATAGATTATCGATTATCTCATACTTAAATCGTAAATTAGCACCGTAACTAAAAAAGCTTCCACTGCCTTGAGTAACTTCGGGAACTTCTCCACGATTAATTAAGCTGCTTTCAATACTTGGCGTGATTGTTATTTTATCGTTGTAAGTCAATTCATAACCTACACTAAATCCGTAACGGTCAAATTTAATTCGATTGAAGCTCTCGTAGAATATACCGACTTGAACGCGGTTAAAAGATGTCATTTCAAATCCTAATTGATAATCTATTTCGGGTTTGTTGTTTGTTGGTGCGCTTCCAATGATGCCATTTCTTACATCGATGCCAACGCTAAAACTCACATAAGGAGTTGTTTCTTGCGCAAATGATAATTGCGTTAGTAATAGTAATGTTAGTAGTTTTTTCATTTTGATTTTTGTTTAATTTATAGTAATTCTAATTGATTTGGATTTATAACATTGGTTACGGTTTGGTTTCTTTTAAGTTCAATTTCAAAATGACCGTTTTTTACACGTTTCAATAAATTAGAATTTACCATTCTGCTTAAAACTTCACCTACATATTTTTCAGCGTTTAAAAAATAGTTGTGTCCTATTAAAACAATAGCCGATTTGATAAAACTTATAAATCCATCCCGATTTTTTATTAATTAATAACGCTTCTTTGTAAGGCATTATAGTTTTAATTACCTTGTCGCCTTTGATACATATTACTTCTATTTCGGTGTCGGGATGGAGTGGGTTTGTCAATTTAAAACAAGGTTAATGCTGAGTTTTTTTCTTCTACTATTGCTTTATGATTACTGGCATTAATAGCAAAATAACTCTCTTTTAATTCGATACTGATTGATTTTCTATTCATTTTAATTGCAGAGAAACCCTCGCTTCCAATACCACCAAACGGACTTAAAACTGTTTCTCCCTCGTTTGAATATAAATGTAATATTCTTTCAATAGTATCTAATTGAAGTGGAGCAATGTGTTTTTCATCGTTTCCATCTCGTCCACTTCTATACTGCAAAGTTCTTGAATAATCAATATCATACCAAACTGGAGAAGCGTATTTTTGCCACAAATCAACTGGTAGATAATCTAATTTATCAGCGTCTTTATCTTGGTGTCTTATTGGAGTTTCATTTTCTCCATCGTTTCTAAAAAATAGAATATAATCAGGAATACCAACTCTCGACATAACACTATCTTTTTTAATTGTTTTATGTAATAATCCGAGTGCTTTTGTTCTTTGCATTTCAGTTACTGGATTTTTCCAAATAGTAACTTTAGAATGATAAATAAAATCATGTTCTTGAAACCAATTTATAAGCATTCCGCTAAAATCACGTAATCCAATATATCCCTCTTTACCTTTTTGAATAGGTAAATCCATACAATGAATAGCACAAATACGACCACTTTTAAGAACTCTTTTTAGTTCAGGTATCAAATATTTAAAGTGTTGTTCAAATTGTTTGTAATCGGTTACATTTCCCATGTCTTCCTCTTTGTCGGAGTACACGTATAATTCTGCAAATGGCGGAGAAAATACAACTATATTGGCACAGTTATCAGGTAGTTTTTTTGTTTCTTGTACACAATCACCATTTATTAAATGGTAGTTTTCGGTTTTGATTTCTTTATTCATAATTTTTACTTTTGATTTAGCGGTTTTATAATTAGTTTCGGCACTATACATTGCCATTTCTTTTATTCTTTCAAAGTGTTGTTTCTCCTTTGCTAAAATTGTGCTTCTTACGTTGGTTTGACTTTCAGGTATTAAGATGTGAACTGTTACTTTATTCTTTTGACCAAAACGATAACAACGTCTTACTGCTTGATAAAAAGCTTCAAATTTAAAATCGTAACTCATAAAAACCATTTGATTGCATTGCTGGTAATTCATTCCAAATGATGCAATAGATGTTTTAGTTATTAATGTTTTAAATTCATTATCAGCAAATCCATTTAAGTATTTTGCTTTATATTCAGGTTTATCAGAACCTTGCACATTTACCGAGTTAGGCAATAATTTTGCAAGAGTATCAGTTTCGTTATTTTTTAAACCCCAAACAATCCATTGGTTGTCATTTGAATTAACGAGTTCTAAAGTTTTTTCAATTCTTTTATCAAAGGATCTATTTAAGTCTTTATGTAAATCCGTTGCCGATACTGCTACATCACCAAATAAAGAATGACTTAAATTTTCAACTGGTATAATATGCTCGATGTATTCTATTTCAGGTAAGTGATAACCATCGCCACTAAATCCTAAAGTTTCAGGATTATCAATAGCAATACTCCAACTACTAACGTACTTCCAAAAAGCATCTTTTGCGTGTTTTCTTAATCTCCATTTTGAAGTTTCTCCGCCATCGTGAACAAAGAACATTGCTAACATTTCTAAATAACTCATACCTCCTAAAAATTCGGAGTGCTGTCCTAATTCCATGTGGTCGTTTGGACTTGGTGTTGCGGTACAACAAAGTTTGTAGGGAGTGTTTTTAAATAGTTCAATTATTAATGATGAAGTTTTACCATCACGCCCTTTTAAAATTGAACTTTCATCCAGTACTACACCCGAATAAATAGAAACATCAATATTTTTTAATTGCTCGTAATTATCAATATCAAAAAAATCTAAATCAATCCCGAATTTAATAGCTTCTTTTTTTGTTTGTTCAATAATTGCTAAAGGTGCTAAAATCAAAACTTTCATTTTTGTTTTGATAGACACTTGTTTTGACCACTCCAACTGGCAAAATGTTTTTCCTAAACCACAATCAAAGAATAATGCAAACTTACCTTTGAATAATGCGGTTTTTACTCCAAACTTTTGAAAATCTTTTAATGATTTGTTTAGTTTGTTTTCGGATAATTCAAATCCGCTTTCAATAAATGTTTTCCTTTTGCTCTCCAAAAATGTACTGTAATCTGTCATAATGTTTTAATTTAATCCGTTAAAAAATTTATTTTGCTTTCAATAGTTATTTCTTTTTCTTTTAAAAATTTATTAATAACGTACTGAACTCGATTAATTTTTATATTTAATTTTTCTGCTAATATTCTTATTCTATTATCTTTCGATGTAAAATAAAGATGTATTATGTCTAAATCTTGTTTAGTTCCGTATAGTTTTTTACGCTTGATTAACTCGTATTTTTCATGGCATATTTCTAAAAACTGTTCTCTTGTGTATTCGTGATTGTAATTATCCTCAAATATGCCTTTAGCTTTCAATCTTTTATAAACGGTTTTAACGCTTAAATTTAGTTTTCTTGATATTGTGTTGGCGGTCATGGTATTAAATATGGTGCTATTTTATTATAATCAAAACTTTCAAAAAC